AAGGCAAATAATTCACATCAGTAATTAATCTGAAGTGGGCCATTTCGTAATTGTCAAAATAAACTTTATTATCTTGTTTAGTTGCAGAATAGTTACCTTGTCCTGTTACTCCATAGTACCCAGTTCCACCTGAGTATCCGTCTGCACTAAATGCAAATCTTACTTCAGATGGTTTTGTAGAATCATATCCTTCTTCACGTGCGATATGATATGCAGTGTAAGGTATAACATTATAAACTCCGAATTTTTCTGCTATTTCTAATTTTAGGAAAAAATCACCATACTTACACATTTGACGAATCCAAGACCATAAATTAAACTCAATGTTTAATACATCATAGAATAAGTTGTATAATATTTTTTGTATATCTTCGTCGCTACTTCTAATTTGAAGTACTTCTCCCATGTCGTTCTTGAGGGTGCATTCATCTGCGATTATATCCAATGCAGACGCGATAATAGCGTCTGTATCCATAGCATCGTAGTCAGAGTATATTTGAGTACGTAAATATTTCCAATTAAGATTTAATTGAGCACCATATAAAGATGTGCTATTATTAGAGTAAATACGATTATAGCGGTCTGCTAACGCGTTAGTTTGATATTCTCCAGTAGATTGAATACTGTTAACATCCATTACTTTTAATTCATTACCTCCAGCGTTTCGGATTATTACATCAGTTGAGAATAATCTTTGTAGTCTGGGGAATAGACCTTTATCTGCCATTTTATATTAAATTATATGTATAAATATTATAATAACCAACTAATATCCTCAGATCCATGACCAAGGTCCATATTATATGGATTATTGTTAAATGTTGTTCCGTAAGCACCTTGTTGGTTTGTTTTAACTACAGTAATATTATTAAGCATTGCTCGAGTTAAATCCATTCCTTGTGTTTTAAATTTAAGGGCTGTGTCTCTAACATACATTGCAATACCAAAGCTCATTACTAAGTCATCGTTGTATCCTGATTGTGCTTCTGCTCTTCCGTTTCTCCATATAAACACTTTCATTTCTTCAACTAGTCTTTTAGACTGTATTATTACACTCTTATCACCAATATACTCACGGAATTTATTAATGACAAGGGGTCTTGATTTTAAAGACATAGTAAAGCCAGGTGTCATTTTAGATGGATCTTCAAACTTATCTAAGTATGTATCCGCATTTATTGTTTCACTTTTAGGCGAATAATATAAATTTCTATATCCTCGTTCTTGAACTGCGTCAATTGTAGACCATCCTATATTTGCATTTTCTATTACTAGTAATGCTTCATTATATTCTGTTGCTATGCCCACTAAGAAATAACCAAATTCTTTAGGTGATAATTGTCCTTTGTATTCACCAACTTGAGTATTAGTTTCTACATCTATAATATGGAATGCAGAAAAGTCTTTACCATCACCACGAGCAACGTCGGCTATTACCATGTAACTGCGAGTATAATCAGCTGGCTCCCATATCCATAGGTTTTGGTCGGCACCTCGTCTTTCTAGCGGATCTTTAACATACGTTGAAGTAATAAAATCAATATACTCAGGGTAGAATACTACATCACCTGAGGTATTAAAGTCACAGTCACATTCCTGTGCTGCCATTCTTGGGTCACCTAGTAATTCATCTTGTCGTTTTCTCCAAGTTTCATCTCGTTCAGGGTGGACATACCATGGTAATTTAATAGGTAAAAATTGGTTTTCACCTGCTTCTGCTTTAACCCATGTTTGATGAAACCAGTTACCTGTACCATATGGGGTAGATAATACAATTGCTCCTCCTCCAGTAGCTAAGGTTTGTTGGGCCGATGCCCAAATTTCACCAATACCATCAATGAAAGCCGCCTCATCTATAACTAGCAAGGAAACAGCTTCGGATCGACCTGCGTCACCTGCTGCTGATACTGCTTTGACTTGGGATCCATTACTTAATCGTAATGTTAGTTTATTATTTTCTTCGGCTGTTATTTTTAACCAAGAAGGTAAGTTTTCAAACATGAATTTAACTTTCGTTACCATGTTTTTAGCTGTTTCCTGTTTAGTTGCTATACATAAGATATTTTTATCTTGTTGAAATAACATTAACCATAAGGAGTAGCCTGCTACTAAAGTAGATATACCTAACTGTCTTGATTTAAGTATTATATCATATGGGTTATCTCTCCATAGATGTAATACTTTTTCTTGAAATGGGTATAGGTTGAAAATAATTCGGCCACGTTGCGGATGTTGAATGTGACAGTATTTTTTCATAAAGTGTGCCGGGTCTTGAGCGCACTTAAGATATTCCTCTCGGATTATTTGTTTTAGATCTTGAGCCATAAATAACCTTTATCGTAAGATTACTTACGTTTTTTACTTTCTCCTACTGTTACACTACCGCCTGCTTTAAGTTTCTTTTCAGAATCTGTTTTAGCTAATGGATTTAATGTATTAAAGTCGGGGTCTTTTTTCATATCATCTACTGCTTTAGCTCCAGCATATGTACCAGCCTCACCTAACAATTCAGTGATAACTTCTTCTATTTTTAATTTTAATTCAGATCGTTTCATTATATGGGTTTGTGTATAAATATTAAAGCCCCATATAAGATTTAATCTGTTCGATTCTTTGTTCAGTTGTACCTGATATTATGCCTATACTTTTAATGTTATGTAAACTTTCAAATATAGTGTTCTTAATAGCCATATCAATTAGCTTACGATAATCAGCGTTTGTTTCCCTAACACCATTATCTTCAATATCTACACCCGCAGGTGATACATAAAATATATAATCATAATCCCAAATAAATGGGGTAGCATATTTAGCAAATGCTACTTTATCTTCATTACAAATTGACTCAGCGCATTTAGCAAATGAAATAACATCAATTACTGTTCTATCAGTAATAACATTTTCTCTCATTAATTCAGAACAACGTTCAGCTAAGAATATTGTTTGTCCTTTTAATGTACTGTCAGTATTTAATGGAATACCCAAATCACGTAAATACTTACTACGCTCAGTAGCAAAATAATAATCTTTAAATTCAGGTAATTCCTTTAATGCATTTACTAATGTAGACTTACCTACACTCATTGTTCCACAAAATCCTATCTTCATAATACTATCTTTTTTTCGTGTCCTACTATAATTGTAGGATCAATATATGACTTATATCCTTTCTGCCTAGCTTTTTCTTGGAAAGTAAAATCTTCCCACTGGTCAGGATCAATAGGTTCAAACGGGTCTATTATATAATCTAATACTTCACGTTTAACTAACATAAATCCCATTCCATTTGCCTTAACCTCAATTAAATCGGTTTGGCCTTTAATATCATTAACAGTTAGTGTTCGACCATCTAATCCACAACAAGCAAATATATCTGGTGTTTTCTTATATATTCCTGATATTATAGGTAGGTTATGGTTTACTAGTTTTTCAAGCATGCTAAAATTAAATACTTGATCGCTGTCAATCCACATATAGTGAGTTGGTCTTAGCATTTTAGCTCGATCAAATAATGCTTGTCTGTTGTAGAATACATTAGGAACATATCCAGTAACATGAAACCAATCCCATTCTTTAGGGATTGATTTTAACATACCTGTCCAACTATTTAGAAATTTTTCCGAAAATTCTCTTCCGGGTAGAATAAAACCTATTTTCATATTAACATCTTGCTTGTCCTAATCCACTTTTAAACCAAGGTAAACCTACACCATCTTTCTTAGCCTTCTTATGGCTATCTTTAGTATGCTGAGTGCCATTAATATAATATTCTTCTTTACCTTCAGGGGTGATTAATGCTGGTCCTTCCCAATTATGTAATTTACCATCTTTGATGTGACGAATTGTTCCATCAGGTGATGTGTATTGTTTAGTTTGAAATGTTGGATCTATTCCCATATATTTATTTAATTAATGATTCAGCTACATATATTCCGTGTGCTCCGCTTACTGTAATACCACGAGCCGATAAAGCATCTCCTACAAAATGTACATTAGGATATTCAGTTAAGGCTAAATTAGTATAATCAACTAGTGGCTCAGGACTCAAATATTTTACCTCAGGGATATACATTCCCCAATCATCACCAAATTCAAATACTTTATTCATCTGTTCAATAAAGTTAATAATATAATCAGCGTATTCACCCATTACTTCTTTAAATTGATTTAGATTAAAAATTTGAACTGCGTTAACATTTTCGCCTTCAGATGTTTGTGATGGTGTGCGAGATGGGCTATAATATAATCCAATATTTCTAAATTGTAATTTACTTACTACTTCTCTTGACCATTCAAATGGATTTTCAATACCTTTAATTTCCATTAATATACCAAAATTAGTCATATCATTTCTAAATTCCTCACCTTTTTTAGCATGACCATTATAAGTAATATCACCATATGTTTTTTCTACTGCTACGTAAGCTGCATTATTGTTAGTACAAAACGAACGTAATGATACATTATTAAACTTTTGATATAGTTTAAAATCATAACTAATATTAATTAATTTTTGGAA